AATGACTCTGTCGCGTTACGGGACTCGGAGGTCTTTAAATATTTCATGAGTTATATTTCTCTAACGAAAAGTAGTAACTTATTACGTATTTATCGACAAGCTCTTTCTTTGCATGGTCAGATCCCTTCTGAACAAATTAAGACTAAAAAGTCTTTAGTTAATTCATTAGGTCAATTAGCATTTAAAGAAGAAGCTGCGGGAAAATTAAGGATCTTTGCGCTTGTTGATGTCTGAACACAATCTTTACTTAAGCCTCTTCATTTAGGATTATTTGATTTGTTAAAATCAATACCTAATGATGGAACTTTTGATCAGGATGCTTCAGTCCAACGTTCTAAGGAGAAAGCCGAAAAGTCGCATTGTGCTTATTCATTTGATTTAAGCTCAGCAACTGATCGTTTACCTATCATTTTCCAGTCTGCCATCTTAGATAGAATCCTTCCTGTTAAGGTTGGAAACTCCTGAGCGGGACTCTTGGTGATGAGAGATTATTTTCTTCCTAGAGGAGCAAAGAAGTATAATCTAACTGAGAAGTCAGTTAGGTATACTGTCGGACAACCCATGGGGGCTTTATCGTCATGAGCAATGTTAGCTATAACTCATCATTATCTTCTTCAGTTTTGTTCCTTTAAAAGAAATAAAACTTTTGGTTGATACGAGAATTATGAAATTCTCGGTGATGATTTAGTTATCTTTGACTCTGACGTCGCAGAGGAATATCTGGATCTTATGAGAAAAATTGGTTTAGAAATTAATTTATCTAAGTCAATTTCTTCCCCTAAGAAACCAGTTTTTGAATTTGCAAAACGGACGGTGGTTTTTGGTTCAAATGTATCGGGTTTATCAGTTAAACAACTGATATCCGCTACATCTATTGGATCTAGGGTAGCTAATATATTATATTTTGCGAATCTAGGTCTTATACGAACTAATACCATTTTATCATTACTTTTGAGTCGGTTTTACAAAACAGATCAGCGATCTGTGATGTTACCTTCGTTAGCTTTATTAGGAAGTCTTTTTAATTCAAAAAAGATTTCGCTGAAAGCGTTAACGACAGTGTTGATTGATCCTAATGATGAGGATTTTGATTTTAATGAATCAAAATTTTCTCTACCATTGAAATCTATCTTAACTGCCGAGAAGGAAATTTTGAACAATTCAGTTCAGCAACTTGATCTTCTTCCTATTTCTAAAGTGGAAACACGTATAGAAATGTGAGATGAGATGGAGGCTGACTTAATTGCGTCTGTTCTATTAAAAGCATTACAACGAGCTAAGGAGTTAGAAAATTCATTTGATGAATTGACTTCTTCCGGAGGTTACGCGTCATGCTTATTAGTAGACATTCAGGCTCAACGCGAAGCTGATCCAATGATTATATATCAATTGGATGGTTGAATAAGTGAACTAATCATTGGTCATTCGAACTTTGATATAGTTGACTTAGTCGACCAAGTAGAAGCGATTGCTTATGCCCATGCTAAATACCCTTCATGTAGTCTTGAAAAAGCTTTATCTATTTTGGATAAAGTAGATTCTTGATGAATGAAGTTAGATATTGTTCGACAAAAGAAACTTTCGATTGTTGATACATTATCTCCAGTATTTTCATGGATTTCTAGTTCTCAAGGATATTCT